GTTTTTGATCTGTCCACTTAATGTACGACCCGACTTTTCAAGCATACCGCCCATTGCTTTTGTTACGCCAAGTTCCCCTTCAGTACCTTCCAAAATTCCTTCTGACAACTCATCAAGCACTTCATGTATATCTATACTACCGCTCTGTAATCTTTTTCTTACTTGTTCTGTAGTCATACCCCATTTGTTACCTAATACTTTGATGATATCTACACCAGCATTGGTAAATTGGTTAATCATAGTTCCGTCAATTTTTCCCGACTGTAGAGCTTTCGTAAATAGGTCACCTATTTGTGGTATTAGTTGGTCATCAGACTTAAAGGATGCTAGGTTCATTGCAACTTCTGAATAAAGAGTTGCACCAGCATCACTTGCACTAGCACCAATAAATTTAGCGTATTCTGCACCTAATTCTGCCGTACCAAAACGAGTGTCTGTAACTAAATCAACAACATTTTTCATACGTTTTTCATATTCGGTAGAATCATCCGATATGTGCTCCATCATCATTTGCACTTGCTCAATATCCATTGCACGCTTAAAACCCATACCACCGACTGCTGTCATTAAACCAGTAATAGGTAATGTTAAATATCTAGTAAGATTGCCACCAACAGTACGTGCTTTATCACTTAATGATTCTAGGTTATTTCCAAAGTTTTCAAACGCTTCACCAGTTTTCCACGCTAACGAGGATTGTATTATTTGTTCTCGCTCAAAGGCTCGCATTTCTTTTGTTACTTTTCCGATGTGTCGTTCTAGGTTGTTCAATTGTGCAACTTCACGATTATAAGCAACTGCCGCATCATGTGCCGCTTTACTACCTTCGCCATGTGTGGCAACCATTTGGTCATAATCCTTTTTGGCTTGTTGCACAACTTGTTTTTGTAATTCTAGCTTTTTGTTCAATCCTTGTAATTGTACACCGTATTTTTGCATGGATCGTTCACTACGGTCAAATACAGACATATTTGCTCGCATTTCACCATTCATTTGACTGATGGAACGTCTAACACTTTTAAGACCGCTATCGACTTTTAAATGGTCCAGGGATAATTCTATTGTGAAACCTTTAATACGTTGACTCATGGTTTAGTGTCCTCCTCTCTATATGTATTTTCAAAAACTATCGTGGTGCACTACCACCAAATGCAGCGATTAAAGATCCTTTTTCTTTTGGTTTTTGCTTTTCTTCTAACAATTGCACTACATAGTGATAAGTCATATCTAGGACCTCATTAATGTCTTTACCTTCTTTCATCAATTCCCTTATCACTTTATCTGTATATTCGATTTGCTTTTCCCACGAAAAATCATCGTCGGTTAGCGCTTCTTCTCCAAAAAATCTCGTAATTCATCACTTTCCTGCCCTGATGTTACAAATTCGATTACTCCTTGCATAGTTTCAATAGCGTTAGGAGCATGTAGTCTCTCCTGTAAATCTTCGACTGTAATTAACCCTGGGAATATTTTGTTAACAATGAATTCTTCCATCTGTTCAATCATTTCAAAGTCGTCAGTTACTTCTTTTTCTTTTTCCATTAAAATTTGCATACCTTCACGAACTGTTTTCCATGGTAGAAAATGTGGTGTCCACACCTTCTCGAGTTCAGGTTCTCCACCTTTTTGCACTTCCTCAACGTTTTTTACTAACTCGATAAATGTTCTTTTTAATTTAGCCATTTTAATACCTCCATATAATAAAAAAGAGAGTGAAACTAATCACTCTCATAAATTCACCCTGTATTACTGCCACGTGAGCGTTACATTAGTTTCTGTCGATTCCGCAGTAACATTTACGGGTTTATTAGGGTGTACCTTCTTCGTCTAGTGTCTTACCGAACAGTAAAGTAAATAATGCGTCACGATTTGCTGTTTCGCCCTTCTTATCAACCGCAAATAAGACTGACTTATCATCAGTAAATCCTTCAACTTTACGGTCCATAAACTGTGCTTCGATTTCTTCTGAACTAAATTCAACCGAATCTTCTTTTGTATTTCCTTCAACGTTTGGACGTGTGAACAATCCTTTAGGTAAACCTACATATTCCTTATCGCCATTCTCATACGTTCTTGCGAATACAACTGCTACATACGGGGAAATGTCGTTTGAACCTACTGAATAGATTCCGTCTACTTTCTCCCAACCTAACAAGCGCTCCTTGTCTTCCAATGGAATCTTATGGAATCCACTTGTTACTGTAATGTCACCGCTTGACGTTGCCATTTCTGCTGTTTTGTTGTCACCATAAGCACGTACAATCTCCTGTGGCATTTCAATGTTTATTGTTTGTAAATATTGAACACGCTCAATGTTTGCGTCTGCTGCTAATACGTTTGTAGCCTCATCGATTTCACCATAGTAGAACTCGTCTACTCCTGTTGATGATCTATAGTTTTTATCTGCCATTCTTCATTCCTCCTAAATATTTTGTTTATGCAATTTACCTGTGTATCTCCTAGCATCTCGATAGATGCCCTTGTCAAACTCGTCTATGCTATCGTTTTGCTTAAATCCTAAATTCTCCCACAACAAGTCTCTTACTCTAGCACCTAAAATCCTGTTATCTTCCCTGTCCTTTGACCACACTTCTATTTGAAAAAGATAATCATATGCAACCCATGTATTGTCGGAAAAGTTGGAAGGTAGTTCATTTAAAAGAGAATCAATGACAATCCAGTTACCTGTCATGTCTGCAGTCTCTGGGTACTTAAAGAAACGTACTCTTAAACCATCACGGTCAGACGTACAATATTCTTTTATAATTTCATCATCTTTTAACACGTCATATATTAACCACATGCCATCGCTCATTTAATGTACCTCCTTAGCGATTCTCTAACTACCCTTCCATATTCCCTTTGTGCCAACTTCATAGCCTTTGCAATCTTCCCTTTCCCTCGTGGGTTGGGGTTTTGTATCGTTCCCCATTCGTTTAAATGGATGATTCTATAGCGTGAATGTCTACCCTTCCAATGTATAACTATCATTCTGTTCCCTAGCCTGTCCATCGGTTCGGATATGTGTATTTCTTCTAATGAGTAACCTTTTGAATAACCAGTACCGTCTGAAAAGGTTTTGATTTGTCTGTGTAGTTCCATGCCTAGAATCAACGACCCGTCTTTTATAGCTTCATCGACTGCATGTTTTATCGCTTGTTCTCCTAGAATGTCATCAAGTTGATTTAACAGTTGATTCACACCGTGTATTTTTAACCCCATTGCATTTCGTCCTTCAACTTAGCTACTACAGTGTAAAAGTCCCTATGTTGTAAGTCTGGTTGTGACGATGTGACATTGTAAACATAGTCTTGATACTCTCTAGTATGAATCTTTAAAAAATGTTTATCTGTTGGATAGTAAAGTAACGGATCACGAATAGTAAGCGTTACGTCCGACATTGTTCCATTTGACTTAGCTTGTTCCAAATCTTTGAGCCACACCCTATCAACCTTCGCCCAACACGAATACAATTTTTTATACTTGTATTGCTCTGGCATTGGTCCGCTAACTGGTCTGTATTCGTAAAATTCAACATACGTCCTCAAGTCGCCATTGTTGACCCTATATTTTCGATGTTCGAATTCAATCATCGCTATCACCCGCCAACATGAAGCTAAGGTGTGTTATTTCAGATAAAAAGTTATCTTCAAAGAATTCCACTGAATCGTTATACAAGTATCTTGTGCGCTCTATGACTAATTCTCTAGCTTGTAAGTTTCCGTCAATGTCGAACTCTCCTATTTTTGATTCCATGTAAGAAATAGAAAAGGATAATAACCTTTTTAAGTTGTCGTCCTCTATGTCGTGAGTTATTTTCATTCTTTCTTTAAAATCTTGAATTAGGTTTTCAGTGACCAACTACATCACCACCTTAATCTTCTGGAACTTCGGGTTCCGGTTCTGGATCTGTTACATTGATTGTCGCTGTATCTGTATGCCCGCCATCATCAGTAGTAACTGTGATAGTCGCTGCACCTTCTGCTACTGCCGTCACTAAACCACTTGAACTAACAGTTGCAACGGCATCATCAGCAGATGTAAATGTCACGCTTTTATTTGTTGCGTTAGATGGCTCAACGGTCGCATTCAACTGCCTTGTAGCGCCTACTTCTAAATTGTTCGTTTTAGGTGCTACCGCTACACTCGTAACGCTAACTGGTTTCGTTTTAACAGTTACCGTAGCTTTTTCTGACTCCTTATCACCAATCACTTCTGAAACAGAAAAGGAGTAATCTGTATTAGGCGTTAAACCTTCAACAGTGTACTCTTTCTCTTCTATATTTTCTGCGATTAATTCATCGCCTTGATATACGTTATATCCCATTTTAAAACTCCTTTCTTTGCCCTGATTTAACGGTTTATTCCCATGTTAGTTTTACCGTCGTTTCGGTAGGGTCACCCGTTAAGTTTACGGGCGTTTTAGGGAGTAGGCTCGTCATCATCATTTGAAATATCTACATCTAAGTCATAAACCTGTGAAGCATATTTATCTTTTGGTTTTCCTGTAGCGTACTGTTTAGCGATGTATAGCGTTGCATCTTGCATAGCTAGTGTTTGGTCAAACTTTTTAAGTTGTAACGCTCCACCGTATGCAGCGATATATTCACCTTTAACAAAGAACACTACTTTCCCTTGTGGCACATATACAGATTCTGTGTGGATAGGGTTAAACGGTAACGATGTTACGTATACCCCGTTGTGGTTTAACACGGTTGCATTCGCCTGAATGTCGAATGAATCAAACGGGTTAGTAATCATTACAACTTTACCTGCTACATTTTTAGGACGTTCTGAATCTGTTCCGTCACCGTTTAAGCGTTTAGATAACAACTTAACTACGTCACGTAATTCATTGATAGTAGTTCGTCCAGGTTTGAATGTCAATGTTCCAGCAGATGTTTTATCTTCTACCGCACCATTTGACTGTACTTCTTTAGTTAATCCAACTGGCTCTCCACCTTGCCCTGTACCAATTACAAAACCACGCTCTAAACCTGCACTGATTGATTCAACTAACATTGTACGAACATAACGCTCTACCCACTCTGGTCCTAAGTCTAACATGTCATTAGATAATGGGATAAATGCAGTAAGTTTGTTTTGAGTGATAGTGTCTTTTCGGAATGTAGCGTTTAACTGACCTTGAATATCTCCGAATAACTCTCCCCAAATCGCTGCACCTTCTGGATCACTATAGATAAACTCCGTTACTGCACCTAAGTTTTGAATTCCTAAATGTGATAATAAAGGGTGTTCATGCACTAAATCGTCAAACACTCGTTCTTGAGTTGTTTTAGGTAATGTTTCAGTGTCTTTAAATCCACCTTCTTCAATAACAACGTTAAAGAATTCTCTTTCCTCGTGTGTAAGTACGTTTTGCCCGCGATTCATTAGAATTCCATTGTCACCACTTACGGATTGTGCTTGCTTTAAAATGTTAGCTTCTGTTTCTTTTTGTAATGCTTGTAACATGTCATTTAATGCCTCTGTCTTTTGTTCAGCTGTTGCTTCTGCATCTTGTGATACTTGTGCAAAGTGAGCCTTTGCATCTAAATATGAATCAAATGTCATTTTTGTATTTTTCATGAATATATTCCTCCTATAATTAAAATAACCAACTATTTTTAGTCGGCTCTTCTTTTCCTTCTTTTAATTTGTTTTCGATAGCTTCAAGTCTTTTTACAATGTCACTATCAGATTGCTTTACCACTAAATTCTTAATCTTGTTAATTGCTTGTGGCGGCAACATACTACCAACATTCGCAACTGCATCCACTTCCACAAACATGATTTCATCAACGAAACCTTTTTGTAATGCGGTCTTTGCATTTAACCAAGTTTCTTTGTCCATCATTTCAGCAAGTTCAGTTGATTCAAGCCCTGTTTTTAGTTGATATGCATAAACAATACTTTCATCAATATTGTTTAGGAACTCTCCCGTACTTGCCATTTCATTTTTATCACCAATTGACACCGTAGATGCATTGTGAATCATAATTTGTGCAGTAGGTGAAATCTTAACTGTTTTACCAGCCATTGCGATAAAAGATGCCGCACTCCCAGCAAGTCCAACAATTTCAACGTCTACTCCCTTTTGTCGTAACATTGTGTAAATCTCACTGCCCGCAAATACAGAACCACCTGGACTATTGATTTGTACAGTTAAGTCTGTTGATTCTTCTAGTTGCTTTGCGACACTTTCAGGTGACGTATATTCCATTTCGAATAACTCATAAATCCATGCATCATCATTAGAAACAATTGGACCGTTTACTTTAATCACTCATTCTCACCCCCTTCTGATACTATCTCTTTATAATCTTTGGAAACAAAATAATCATTTAGCATCTCATCATCAGATTGTGGCAAATTAACATGTTCCCTTAATTCATTTCCGCTTACTGCTCCACTGCGTAATAAATCGAATACATCTTTTGTTGTTGGACGTGTGATTGTTATTTCTTTACCACCTAAATATTCATTACTTGTGAATAGCTGTTTATTCATTTCATTTTCAATGATTGATATAATCGGATCTAAACATAGTCTGTAGTAGTTCTTTGTTATCTTCTCGATGTCTGCTATTTCTCCATTTAAAAAAGCGATTGGATAACCAGTCGCTTTTGCTACTTCATGCAAGTATTGATTTTTTAACTTCTTAATTTCATCTACACTTTCAAGAGTTCCTGTTTCCCTCGAATATTCTTCATACTCTATTCCTTTTTGCAACGGAAACACTGCAACAGTTTTATCTCTAATCGATTTTGTAATCCTGTCGATAAATGTTTGTAGTTTTTCGTTCGCCTTCTTGTCTTTTTGAAATATACTATCAAACATCAATGATGCTCTTATTTGTGATTTTTTCATCTGAAATTCAATCATTCTACCGAGTAATTCGCCATAATCAGAGTAGAGAGAGTTCATAAAGTTATCTAATGATTCGTTTGAATATTTAAAGTACAATACATCACTTCTCGGAAATGCACGTTCAAATCTAAAGTCATTTACTACTACATTGCGGAAAACATCCTCATAGACTGCTTTTTTATCCCTATCATAACTATCTGCAACCAGTAAATCGTTTGAATCTGATTTTACGACTAAACATTCTCCGTCACGTAACATTTTCATAACTATTTCATATATAAATTCATTTTTAGATTGGTTTTGATTAGGCATAACGTTTAATCGATAAAATAACGTGTCTTTTACGTGTTTACCATCGTTTTTTACTAACACATTAGATTTAGCAATATCCCTTGCTATTTGACCTAAAATAGATTCAATAGCCGTTCTTTTCAATACTACACTTTTTGAAGATTCTTCAATCAAATCTAAATCCAACATAAATTCTGCTTCATCTATTTTCTTCCCGAAGATTAAATCAATTACATTCATTAATTCACCACCTTTATCTTAAACAAAGAGTGCTTATCCCTGCACTTGGGAGATAATGGACCAACTCCTTTCACTTCTTCATTTTTGATTTACATGAAACTAGCAATCCATCACCTCCCTAAAAGTCTAAACTTGCCAAAACAGATATATCCATTTCTTCTTCAATCAAATCGTCTCGATACATTGCATGAATAAACGCTTGGAAGCCATCTGTCTTTCGTCTGATTTCGTCTTTCTTTCCGTATGTTTTGTTACCTTTTTTATCAATTAATACTTTTACATTATTTGTGTACCATCTCATTAGTGGGTTGTCATCAAATATTACTCTTTTTTCCGCGAAT